TCACGAGGACAGCACCCCATCCAATGTCAGGATGAGGCCGGGGACCGTGGCGTATCCGGTGATGAAGTCGCCCGGTGCGAGGACGTGGGAGCGCACGATATCAATGTCGGGGACACCGGCGAAGGCATCCGGGCGGGACAGGTTGCCGCCGAGGACGCGGTTTGTAGCACCGCCCGTGCCGCCCGCGTGCACCACAGACAGGAAGACATTCCCGGCGTACGCCGTGGGGTTCGATACGACGATCCCGCTCAGCTGCGCAGTCTTGCCAGTGGGTGGCGTCCAGAGCCCCGGCGTAGCGGTTACCTCAGCGAACGCCGAGAGGGTGGGCAGCGCGCCGGCAGGGGTAACGGAGCCGGTGTCGGCCCATGAGGTGGCCGGGGCGGCGACTGTTGCCATGAGGAGTTCGCTGCCGCTGGTGCGTCCGTAGACCTTGTAACTTGTCGCGCCCGGGACTGCGAGCCAGTACAGGGTGACCATGCCTGTTGTGCCGGTTGTCGTCCCGACGATGGTGGGTGCTGCAAGAGTCTCTGCCGTGCCGATGAGCGCAGATACCCGATAGCCGTAGGTGCCGGCCGCGAGTGTTCCACCTGAGGTTGCCGTGACCGGGAAACCCTGCACTGACGGTGATGCCGCAAGTACGCACGGAAGAGTGACGGCCGTGAGGTTCGTTGGCGTGAGACTCGAAACGAGGATGAGGTCGGTGGGCATGGGCTAGTTCCTTCCGAGAGCGATGGTCATCGCGACCGATACTGCGATTGGCGATCCGGGACCGGCCTTGGGTGCATACGTGGCAGATAGCCGGGCGTCCTCCTGCACCCGAGTAACGCTCGCTGCATTCCCTAGGACACCCTTCATCAGGCCATCCGTGGTCGTTGGGACGGCCTGCGCGGCTGTTTTGGCCACGACTGCTGCTGCGCGCGCTGTTTCGGCCGCGGCGGCGCTCGTAGCGGCCGCGGCTGCCGATGCGGCAGCGGCCGCGCGAGCCTCGAGGAGCTCCGTGACCCAGACTGGGATTACGTAGCTGCCGGGGCTGGCCGGTGGCACGACGTCGACCAGGTCGTTCCACGACACTGTCGCGGTGTTGGGGACGATGACAGTCCGCGTCCAGATGGCTGTTTGCATCCGCTCGCCTCGCCATGAGTCGAGGATCAGGACGATCTCCATCGGAGCAGCAGTAGTAGTAGCCGGCGCGATCGCGAACGGGCCGGACTCGTCCTCGTTGTAGAGGATTCCGTCCTTCACGACGCCCTTGGACGTCGCCGTGGTCACGATTCCTGCAGCCGTTCCGAATGTGGTCGATGCTCGAGCGAAGACACTCCCATTGGTCAGCTCTTCGGAGCCGTCGAGGAGCGGTGGGGTGGGCAGAAAATCGGGCATGACGGCTCCTAGCTCGGGTAGTTACGCGGCGTGGGCTGCGTCAGTGCTGGTGGCGCCGAAGGTCTGGGCAGCACCCGCGACCCCGGTGGGCTTCCACAGGCCGAAGTGCAGGGCGACCGCGATGAGGAAGGCTCCGAGGCCTTGGATCAGACCCGTGAAGAGGTCATAGGTGACGCCGGCCTGGATGGCGGCAAGCAGCTGCGCGAGGAGGCCAGCGACGAGCGCGAGCGCGGCGAGGTAGATGGCCTTCCGGCCGGGGCTGGTTTCCTTTGTGGTGACGAGGCCGACGAGGATCGGCAGGATCACGGCGATGAGCAGCCAGAGGAGAAGGGAGAGGTTGAATGCGAACGAGATCACGGGGTAGCTCCTTGTGTGGGTGTCGGGGTGGTGGTGATTTCGTCGACGCGGCAGGGGCCGGCGACGGTCTGAGTCGAGTCGTCAGTGAGGGTGAAGAACCAGTAGCCGTCGGTGTGGCAGGTGACAGAGGCGATACCGACGCCAGGGGGACCTATGGGGCCAGGGACCGTCGAATCAGCACCAGTCGCGCCCACAGCGCCAGTCGCGCCTGTTGCGCCGGCCTGACCGTCTCGCCCGTCGACGGGGATGAGAGGTGGTGCGACTGGTCCGATGGCGCCCTGGTCGCCCTTCGCGCCGCTGCAGTCGAGGTGGATCAGGCAGTAACTGGCGACAGATGCCGCCACTTCCTCGCTCGTCGGCTGACGCCCGGACGCGCCGGTATCGCCGGTGAAGCCCCGTTGGCCTTGAGTGTAGGAGAGCGGGGCAGCGTCGACCACGACATCGGCCGGCGGGGCGACGGGGACGGCGCCCGAGTCGCTGACCTGGGTGTAGAGCGCATCGTAATTGGACGCGAGGTCTTGGATCGTATCGCCCTGGTTGCGGATCGTCGATCCCTGATCCCGGAGGAGATCCGCCTGGGTGATCACGGCCAGCGAGAGCCCCCCGAGCCCAATAGCGATGACAAGCACAGATCCGAGCACAGCCATTTTCTGTAGCTTCATAACACTCCTAGGTGAAGATGTTGTCGGGGGCATCCGGTGCCGGCGGGCCGAGGTTCAATGCGATATGTCGACTCTGTTTGGCAATGAACTCGTCCTTTCGGACGCCCCGGCGCCGTTCGGTGTCGAGCTGGCCCTGAAGGTCATCGTTTCGTTCCTCGAGTGCCACGATGCGTTCCCTGTCGCTCGTCTTGCGAGTACCGATCCAGCCCAGGAACCCCAGGGCTCCCGTTACCGCGACGCCGATTGCACCGATCACCCAGGTCATCTCAGTCATCGGTAGTTGTCTCGCTCTCGCATCGGCAGAAGTCGCACGAGCCGCCACACAGACAGGTTGAATCCCAGTCATAACGGCACATACGACCCCTCCCCGGGTTGGGTGTGGCTACGCGACGATGCTGAGCACGGCGGTAATGATGTCCATCTCGGCGAGGAGCAGGGAGTCCCGCGAGTCCTCGTTGCGCCACCGTTCGAGCAGGCCCTTCTCCTGGCCGCTAAGGTGCTTTTTGCCGCCCTTGCCGACCGCGTACACGCCGCGCTCTTCAGGGGTTCCATCTGCTGCGTTGACGAACTTAAACATGGGTTCTTCTTCCTTGGTGCTCTGGGTTGCTGCGGGGGCGGTGAGTACGGCGGTCGCCATGAAAGCGACGGAGGATGATGCGGAGTTCAGTGATGCCGCGATGGCGGCAAGCACTGTGGGCCGGGGATCGTAGACGGTTCCTGAGAAAACGCCTTCGAGGGTGTCGGCACGGGTCAGGTGGCAGTGCACGCCATCCCAGCTGGTACCGTGCCGATCTCCGTACCCGGCGACGCGCCCGAGTCCTGATCCGGCGGCGACTCGCTGGCCGACAGTGACAAGCGCACCGTCCCGGGCGTGGCAGTAGCCGTCGAACTTGCCATCAGCGTCCGCCTCGATAACGATCACCGTGCCGAGGAAGGACGAGAACTGCACCTTACGGACCACACCCGAGCGGTATGCGGGGATGACGTCGCCAGCGGTGACGCCGGTGACGTCGGAGCCGCGGTGACCGTTCTGCCCGTATCCGGTAGCTTTCAGCCCGAATGCATTGCCCCAGTGGGAGTAGAAATTTTGCCAGGCCATGATTCTCCTATCGAATTGCGTAAGTGTCGGCCATCATCAGTACCCCAACGCGAACACCCGGATGCGTGCCATCCCGCCACCAGCGAATGCAGCACCGATGGTGCCTTGAAAGAAGGCTGAGTTTGGGGCTGTGGAAACCGTTGAAAAGTTAAGGACTGGGCGCGAGGCAATGTCCACGTTGATACCGCTCGCGAATAGGCACGCGCCTGGGAAGACCACAGGGAAGTCGATGCCGATCTTTCCGTCAGCTGCAAGGTTCACAACAACCTCAAAGACTTGCATCATCGGCGCCGTCGTCACGATTGCCGTTCCGCTGTAGAGCAACACCTCTGGAGCCCATGTTGTACCGGTCCAGTTGAAACTCCTCTTGGCGGCACGGACATAAATGGATCGCCCGATCATTGCCCCATCGAGAGGAAGGTCACTGAAAACGCCGACCTCTTCACCAACAATTCCGGCGACGGATTGGGACAAGTCCGTGAGGTCAGCGGCGAAAGTTGCGCTCCCAGAGTAGGTCCCCATTGCCGGGTTCCGGGTGGTATTTCCCGTGCGTGCCATAGTTCCTCCTGTGAATGGAGTCTCGGTCGGAGACTTGTCAAGCGACGTAGGTGATACGGAGTTTGCCGGAGCTCACATCGGCGCTACGGCCCTGGTAACGGTGGTAGCTGGTCCCTCCAGGGACGGTGGGGACGCCGATGCCGATGGCCGCGCCGGTTTTCAGCGCGTCTCCGAAAGCGTTGGGGAGCGTCTTCCAACCCGTGCCCGCGGAGATATCTGCAGCGTCACGGATTCCGGGGTTGCCGGCTTTGCCGCCGTGGGAATGCAGCCCGACTTTGGCGAGCACTGCGGGATGCTGGTTATAGATCTCTGTGACATACGTTTCGACCAACACGATGGATGCGCCATCTGGAATGGTGCCGGCGATGTCGTTGAACCACCAGGCACCCGCGTTGCTGAGTGACGACCACACATCGTTGGAGTTCCATTGACCACCCGGAACATAGAACGTTCCGGAGTCAGTCGCGAGGAATTCTGTCGTGTACTGGACCGGAACCGGCACAGCAGAGGGCGGTACGTAGGCCGATTCCGGGATCTCAGCGAGCGGACCAATGACAATGCCGCCGCCGTCCCACATGATCAACACGTCGTCGTCTACGGCGGGCGTCGCATACGTGCTGAGGTAGCCGAGCTGTACCTCGGAGGCGTCGGGCAGCTGCACGGTGAGCTTCGGGACTCCAGTCGCAACGACCCGGCCGTACGCGGATTGCGGTTTCACCGAGCCGAGCATCATCGTGAGTCCGTTTACCCGCAGCGTGCGTACGTAAGCGCCCGGCAGCGGCGTTGTGAAGCCAGCCGCGTAGATCGTCAGCGGGCCCTGGCCGAAGTCCACGACCACAGTTCCATCCGTGTTCGTGGACACGTACTGGGCGGTGAGCATGGCCACCGTTGGGATGGCCTCGAGCTTCCGGGCGACGTCTTCGTCGTTAGACAAGGGGCACGCTCACGACGAGGGTCATCATCCCGCGGGCGGGGAGTGTCATCTTTAGGATCTGGCCGGTGTTGAAGACGCCGTCCTTCTCGAACTTGATCACGTCCCACACCTCCAGCCGCGGGTCCGGCAGGCACTGCACGGTGTACAGCACCGCATTCATCGACGACACGACGGGCAGCATCCGGTCCGCCCACGCCTGCGCTTGCGACGCCGTCGTGACGAACTCCGACGAGAGGAAGTACGGTACCCGGCCGAACTTCCCTCCCCAGCGCAGTGGGCCCGATACGACCTGGGCTGTGGCGAGGATAGTGGCCTGCTGGTCGTCCCAGGACCGCACGATCACCTTGTTCGCGATGCCCGTGTCCGTGAGGTCGTCGGCGCCGGCCTTACTCACGCGTCCGTTGGGCCCCATGCCCAGCGTGGCAACAACTGAGCCCCATGCAGTCGGCGCGATCGATACTTCGCCCGCGGGCGTGACGTATGGGATCCCCCCGAGCAGATCAGCGAGGAGCACCACAGCATCCAGCCGATTGTCGACGTATGTGACGGATCGGGGGATCGCGACGTCGGCCACCGACCGGCTCAGCGGCAGCAGCGTCAACCTCCCGAGCTCCGCCCACGCCGACGACAGGTCACCAGGTGCGGACGGCGCCTCAAACCGTTCCATGTCGGTCACATGGAAGAGGTCGGCAACTTTCAACTTCACACTCGAGCCGACCGTGATCAACCGATCCTGGAACCGGATCTTGCGCTCCTGGGGATCGGTGACCCCGACGATCTTAAGGCGGCCGCGAAGCACCTTCTCTGAGAAGAGCTTGTTGGAGACCCGATAGGAGACATCGAGGAACGACACGAACGGGGTCAGCCAGGACGTCAGCTGGGTCGGCACGACAGACTGGCCGAGATCGTCGCTGTAGGTGAGGGTCAGCTTGCCCTGCGTGAGCACGAGGGATCCACCGTCAGCGACCAGCTCACCGGCTAGCTCGAAGTCTTTCAGCATCACCTGCCCGTCGACGATCAGGTCAGCGACGTAGCCCGAGGTGAATGAGCCGTCTTCGACAGCAGATGCGAGCTCGTCCGATGCGTGAATCATCCGCGCCCCGCAATCGTGTAGTCCCGAGAAGCCGTCAGGTAGTCCGGATATGCGGTTGTGAACTGCGCATAAGTCGCATAGAAGTCAGTGAAGTCCTGGTACGTGAGCAACGGGGTCACGAATGCGGGCGCCGGCGGTGTCGTCTCGTCACCTTGCATCGCCCAGTACACGCGCTGCCCATCGACCCCGAGCGGCCGTTTGGCCGGAGATCCCACGAACGCGAACAGCGTCGGCGGCAGCCACGTCTCGGGGAGCGCCCGGATGCAGATGATGGAAAGGGAGTCAGAGTCGTAGTCACCGAAGAGCGCGTCGAACTTCTCCCCGTCTGCCCTGGTCGACGTGTAACAGTCGAGAACGACCTGTTTCAGGCCACCTCGGGTGCCGGGGATCGTCAGGCCTACGGAGCGACGGGGCACGTCGAGCGACTCGCCTGGCGTGGATCTGACGAGTTCGCCCGCTGCGCCCTTCAGAAACTCGACCTTCACGGCGCTGGTCGGGTCGAGGGGGTCTGAGAACCATGCCCAGCCTGGGCTAAGTCCGTACAGGGTCGTCGCAGCCGGCGCGGAGAACCCTGTTGGGAGCCCGCCCGTGAAGTACTCCGCCTGGTAGGTGCTTGGCACGTTGAACCCGGCCTCGTGGTCGCGGATGCTGCCTCCGCCGGCGGCGATCACGTTGACCAGTCCGCGGACCTTGAACTTGCGGTGGGCCGCCGTGCGCGTGACCGTGAAATGGTCGACGCCCGCGGGGGGCACTACGAGCACATCGACGTACGGTGAGGGGTTCTCCGACCTGCTCGGCGAGACTGTGATCGTCATTAGACCCTCCTCCGGCCAGAAGTGACCATTTGTGCCGTGTCATCGGCGGCAGAAATACGGGCATCCGCCGCCACGGCAAATGCGCCCATGAGGACGCCGTCGACGTCGTATAGGTTGAGCGTCTGCGGTGCGCCAGAGGAACCGTTGGCCGCGATCGTGCTCTGCGATGTACTCACCACCGCGGTCAGCTGCGACGCCGACACCAGGGCCCCGAGCCGGGCATTGAAGCTGGGCGTGGAGGAGTCGAGTCCGGATCCGAACTGGTCGCCGACGGCGATACCCGCGTTCTTCACCGCAGTCCACCCTGATCCGGAGAAAGGGCCTCGCCTGGCCGGCGAATGGGGGAAGAATCCGGCGACGAAATCCATCACGCCGCCGACGGCATCGCCAACGGCACCGATCATGCCGCTGATGCCGTCGATGAAGCCTTGGATGATGGCCTTGCCGGAATCGACGAGCCAGGACCCAGCGCCGTTGAGGATGCTCATGATGGTGTCGCGGATGCCGCCGATCGTGGATCCGACCTGGCCGATCGCCGATGCGATCCCGTTGACCAGGTCACCGATGAGGCCCTGGATCTTGCTCCAGGCACCGGCGATGATGCCGCCGATCTTGTCCCACTGGCCGGTGAAGATGGCCACAATGACGGCCATGACGGTACTGATGATCGTTTGAACGATCTGGAACGCCGTTGAGATAGCGAGCTGGATGGCAGTCCAGACGATCGAGACCACCGTGAAGAAGCCATCCCAGAGGGCACTCCAGATGCCACTGATCGTCGTCAAAATCACGGTGATGACGAGCATGATCAGGTTGATATAGGTCGTCACGACCAGGCTTATTGCTTGCCAGACCGCAGTAACGATGGTGCTCATGAGGTTCCATTGAGCTGACCAGAGACCACTGATGAAGGCGATTCCGGTCGTGAACAATGCGGAGATATTTGCCCAGGCTTCTCCAAGGAAACGAGTGAATTCCGTCCAGACGGCCTTACCGAGCTCGGTCTGCGTGAAGAACCACACGAGGCCGGCTACGAGGGCGACGATCGCGAGGATGATGATCCCGATGGGATTGGCATCCAGAGCCACGTTGAAGGCCCACTGGGCCGCTGTCGCGACACCCGTCGCAGCGGCGCCAGCAAGCGCGGCGACCTTCATCGCTGCCTGAGCAATACCGTTACCGATAGACGCGGCTGTATTTACGAGGACCGCGCCAGTCGCTGGGAGCTTTGACGCGAGGCTGGCTTTGTCGGCACCCGCAGCCAGAAGAATCGCGTCCGTGTTGCGGTTGGTCGCTGCTGCCGAGGCAAACATGGCGACCGTGCGCGCTGCCTCGATAGGGATAGCGGCTAGGGAGGCGACGTTGGCCGCGGATTGGGCGAGCTTGTAAACCCCGAATCCGACCGCGAGAGTGGCGATGATCGGGGCGATAATTTCACTATGATCGCCTAGGAACCCGAGCGCGTCAGTGAAGGTATTCAGGATCGGTACTAGGACTGGGATGCCGGCAGCAATGAGATCGCCAACGGTTCCGGAAATGCGGGCGATGCCCGTGGCTACTCCGACGAAGATCGGTGCGAGCGGCTGCAGCGTGGTACCGATCGCCCCGAATAACGCGAAGACGCCGCTGAAGTCGCCGGTCTGGAAGGCCTGGCCGACCGCGGAGAAGAAGTCGACGATCGCGGAGCGAATATCGAGGAGAGTGCCGACAACGTCGGAGTCTTCCTGAACGTTGAAGGCGCGTCCGAAGGCGGCAGTGAAATCTCCGTGGACGACGAGGTCGAAGAGGCCGGTAATGCCGTCTCGGACGGTGAGGACGAAGGAGATGATGCCGGAGTCTTCTTCGACGTTGAAAGCATCGCGGAGGCCGGACGAGAAATTGCCATTGATGACCAGGTCGTAGATGCCCTGGATGCCGCCGACGATCTTCCCGAAGTCGATCTTGTCGATCCAGCCGGAGAAGGCCGCGATCGTGGGCGTGAGCACACCGCCGAATGACACGGACAGTGGCTTGACGGCCGCCGCGGCACGGTCGACGGCCGCCGCGATGGAGGTAAAGAGGCCGGGTGCACCGTCCACAGCGGAACCGGTGAACATGGCGCCGAGACGACCCCACGCGGCGCCGACGTTCGCCCACGCGCCTCGGGCGGTTGCGCCGGAGGAGAGCGCGGCCCCACCGACACCCTTTTCGAGTGCGTTCTGGAAGGATGCGAAATCGACCTTGCCGTCGGTGACCATCTTCGACGCGGCCGCCGCGGTGACGCCGTACTGGGTGGCGACCATCTGCAGCAGCGGTACGCCGCGGTCCTGGAACTGGTTCAGGACCTCGGTAGTCAGCTTGCCGCCGGCGGCGACCTTGTTGACCATCGCCCCCATTTCGGAGAGCGGGGTCTTCGCGATCGTCGCGGCGTCCGCAGTCAGCTTGAGCGTGCGGGTCAGTGCCTCACCTGGTGCGATGCCGGCTGCGACCGCTGACGCGGCGACGGTAGCCGCCGCATCCAGCCCGAACGCCGTGCCCTTCACGGACTCCAGGGCCGACGTCATGATGACGCCGACGCTTTCCGCGTCGTGGCCCAGGCCGGTGAGCTGCGCCTTCGCATCCTGAAGGTTCAGGGACCGCTCGAGGCCCTTTCCGGCGACGGTCGCAACGCCGGCAATGACTGCGCCGACGGCGACCGCGACACCGACCCCGATGCCCTTGATGGCCGAGCCGAAAGCGGCGGAGAATTTCCCGCCGCTTTCGGTGCCGGTGGTGTCGACCTCGGTGACGACCGCGGAGCGGAAGCCTCGAAAGGTGGGGAAGATCGGGACTTCACCTTGGCCGACTTCGGACATGAGTGCTCCGTTCAGGTCAGTGCGCGAAGGCCGACCGGCTGATGAGGTCCGCGCGGAGTGCGGCGCGTTCTTCAGGGGTGACGATCTCTGCGGGATCGTCGTCGGGCCAGGGCGCGGGGAGAACGAGCGGATCCGGGTTCTTCTCGATGTCTCGATTCGCGTTCACGTATGCGGATGCGTGGATCGCGGCGATGACGTCGCCGTAGCTGGCCGCGAACGACCATCCGTTGAGTTCGGCGTGAAGGTGGGACCCGAATTCGCGTTTGAGCTCTTCGATGAGATCGGCCGCCTCGGGGAAGGAGACGCTGCGGCCGATCTCGTTGAGGCTTACTCTGAAGCGGTGTCGGAAGTCGTAGCGGAGGGCCCGTTCGTGCTTTCCGACGAAGCAGTAGAGGGCACTGATTCCCCCAGGCTCATTCCCAACCGCGTTCCGACGGCCTTGGCGAATTCCAAGAGGATTGTGAAAGCTTCCACGCCGTCGGTCAGGCCCTCGATCTTGTCCTTTTCGACGGGGGACAGGATGGTGTCGAGGATGTAGCGGGGGATTTCCTTCTCCGGGATCTGCTCGAGCGTCATGAACAGTTCGAGCTTCTCGAGCGGGATCCGAGTGTCGATCGAGATTTCGCCGTCGTCGGTCTGGCACTTGAGCTGCTTTTCGACGAGGAGAAACGCGGGCTTGGGTCCGGGTGTTGTGCTGGTAGCCATGATGGGCCTTTCGTGTGGGATGGATGATGGGCCGGGGTGGAGCTGGCCGGGGAGCCCATCAGAACCCCGGCCAGCAGTCGGTTACGCGCGGGAAAAGGCCTGCGCGTTGGAGAGCCCGTATGGCGTGGTCACCCGGACGGGAGCGGAGCCGGTTGCGCCGGCCGGCACGGCCACGGTGATCGAGGTGGGGCTGACCACGGTGAAGCCGGGCGCAGTCACGCCGCCGACCGTGATGAGGGTCACGCCGACGAAACCGGTACCGGTGATGGTGATCGTCGCTGCTGCTGCAGCTGACGTCGGTGCGATGGCTGTGATGACTGGAGCCGAGGGCGGGCCGATCAACCACTCGCCGATGTGCTCGTTGTTGAGGTAGACGGAGCGTTTCGCCTTGAACGTCACCTGGGTACCGTTGACCTTGCCGCGTTCGGACTTGTCCTGTTTGGCACCGCTGACGCTGACCTCCGCGATTCGCCGGCGGATGACGCCGTTCTTGAAGATCTCCTCGGTGAAGGCCACGAACTGGAGGTTGTGGCCGCCGGCGTCGATGGTCATGTAGCCGTTTGCGTCGGCCGTTTTTCCGAAGGAGAGCTCGCGCACGACCGCGTCGTACTGGGCGAGCTTGGCGACCAGCTCGGCCTTGGCGAGACCGGACGGGATGGAGTAGCCGTCCTGCCAGAACACGATGGGGTCGCCGTCGGGTTCGAGGGTCCACTCGAAGCCGCCGTCGTCGGTGAAGAGACCGCCCTTTTTGAAGGCGCCGGGGAGTGTGAAGGTGGGGGATGCACCCTCAGCCGAGGTGGGAAAGACTGTGCCCGAGGGGGCGTAGCCGAAAAAGCCCGTGACCGGAATACCGACCGCGGTGACGTCATTGCCGAAAACATCGACACTCATGGGTGCTCCTTAAAAGCGAAAGCCCCCGATGTCGGGGGTGAATTGGATGAAACGAGGGGGAACTACAGGAGGGCGCCGACGACCACGAGCGTCATCGTGAGGTACCGCCTGGCTGTCGGCCGGTTTTCGGGTACTGGATAAGGGCCGTTGGAGGCGATGATCGCGGCGACTGGGTTGCCGGCCGCGATCGCGGGGATCTGGCTGCGGAGGGCGTGGACGATACGTGCCAGGTCATTCGCGTCTTTGGGGTTGTCCTTGGTGCCGGCCAGGATGGACAGGCCGATGTCGCGCTCGGCCGAGATCAGGGATGTGTCCGGGCCGCCATTGTCGCGGATGACGAGGAGCTTCTCGGGGAAGACCTCGCCCGGTTCGGGTTCCACGTTCGTCACCGAGACGTTCCGGCAGACTGGTTCGGGGCGTGCGGCCAGGGCCGCCCTGAACCAGCCAGTCAGGAAGAGCTCGAGGTCGTCGTGGATGACGAGGGGGTCAGCCACTGCGGCCTGCCGAACGCAGCGCCCGCGCCAGGTTGCCCGTCGTCGCCTCGACAATCATGGAGTCGGCAGCGCTGGCCACGATGACGGCCACAACCCGGTGTGCTGCGCGGCGCACTTCGACGTGGATTCCGTCGCGGTACGCACCCGTGTCGACCGGGGCCGACGCGATCGCAGCGTCCGCAACGTCGGTGGCGGCCTGGACGACGAGGGCAACAACAGGGGCGGAGTTGCCGAGCTCGTCGAAATAGGACTCGTTGAATTTCACCCGGATGCCTCCCCGAGCGGGATTTCCTGGATGGGCTGCCACCCGGTGAATGGATTGACGTCCGCTGCCGGCTTCGCGTTCACCTGGTACGAGTCGTCCCCGACACGGATGCGGTCACCGACCAGGACGTCGTCGGCGGGATCGCAGTAGAGGCTTTTCGCGGTCAGGATCTCGGTTCGTGTGGCACTTGAGACCGCGATGCTCGAGGAAGCCGCGACGAACGCCCCTTCAATCGGGATCGTGTCGACATCTGCCCAGTCACCGGGTGCGATCTCTTTGGAGTACGGGTTGACGTTCTTCCGCCGTCGATCGCGGAGCACTGTTTCACCGAACTGGAATCCCATCAGGGTCCCTCCTGTTCCTCGGGCCAGAGTCGTGTCACCACGGTCGATTTGGGGAACCGGCCAATCGGACCGCCTGCGGCTGGTGCCGGGCCGCAGGCGGCCCTGAGAGCATCCCGGTCCTCGGTCGAGAACCAGGAGACATCCGGCTGGTAGTTGACCGAGGCCGGGCCCATCCGTTGCCCCGCGACCTGGCGTGACCCGCGGGCTTGCGCCTCACGCGCCACGCCGACCAGGATCGCGATCGCACTGGTGCGAGCAGGTCCGTCCTCGAGCGCGTCCAGGCCGGAGGCGATGGAGCGCGCGACGGCGATGATCCGCCACGCGAGAACCTCGTCGATACCGATGAGGTCGCTTGGATCGAGCACTCCATCACCCCCTTCGGGCTACTTGCCGGCCGTCTTCGGCGGGCTGGCCTTCGCCGTGGCTGCTGTCGGCGTCTCGGCGGATGTTCCGACGGCGACGAGCTTCTCGGCCGCGGCGAGTACGCGCGCATCGAACTCGGCCTCGCGCTCGGCGACGAGCTTCTCGGCCGCGGCGTAGACCCGGGCGTCGAAGTCAGCTGCAGCCTCGGCCTCACGGACCTGGCGCTCGAGCTCGAGGCGCTCGGCGACGTCCTCGACGTCCTCGACGTCCTCGACGTCCTCGACGAGGCCGGCGGACACCGCGTGCGCGATGCCCTCCGGGGTGAACTCGCTACCGACGTGGCCGCCGCGGTAGACGTACCGTTCGGACCCGCCGACGAGGGGCAGCACCGCGACGGCGCCGACAACAACGTGCGTCGTCATCAGAGGCCCGTGCCCGTGACCTTGAGGCCAGCGAGGGGCTCGAGGACGACAGGGACCGTGACGCGACGAGCGCGGCCGCGGTACTTGTCGTTCTCACCGATGCGCTGGACGTAGGTCTCGACGCCGGATCCACCGGACTTGGCGTAGCCGGGGGAACCGAGGTCCTCGTCGGCCATGCCGCCCAACTGGTCGCGGTCGATGAGCATCGGGTCGCTGCCGACGATGTACGGCGACGTCACCCACGTGAAGCCCATGAGCTGCTGCGGCAGCGAACCTGCGACGATCGGGTTGCCGTTCTCGCGCGGCAGCACGCCTGCGGCGACGAACAGCGCCATCACCTTCGCGTACTGCGAGCCCGAGAGAGCGACCGTGCTGAGGTCGAGGCCGAGCGCAAGGTCCTCGCGGTTCGACTTGGCGGCGAGCAGGGTACCGACCACTGCCGAGACCGTGGTCCATGCGGCAGCGGACGCGAACGTGCCGGTGACCTTGGAGGCGATGACACCCATGGCGATGGTGTCGACGGTGCGAATGACCGAGTTGGCGAGCTTGACGAGGGCGGTGTCGACGGGGCGCTGGCCGAGGCGGGAGATCGCTTCGTCGGTGATCTCGGTGTCGAGGCCCCACTTGCCCGTCTTCGCTGCGGCGAGGTCGCCGCGTGTCAGGACGGTCAGAGGGTACTCGCCGCCGGGTGCGATCGCTTCGGGCGAGTCCGCGGCGAAGATCTGTTCGCCGGTCTCGTAGAAGATCCCACCTCCGATCGCCGTGAAGCGTCCGCTGAGCAGGTAGTCGGCGATGAACCGCTGCTTCGCGAGGTCGGCGACCCGCTTGGCGATAACGCGCGGGTTCTGGAGCAGAAGGTGGATCTGTGCTGCGGTAAGCGTCCCCTCGGGACGCGCCACAGGGTAGGTATACGAAGACATGAGGCTCCTCAGCTCATCAAGACGTCAATGACGTCGTTCACGTTGGTAGCGGGCTGCAGCGCAAGCCCGATGAGGTTGGCGCCGGTGTCGTCGACGGTGCCGGCAGCAGCGGATGCGACCCGGGCGCCGACCACGATCGCACCGGCAGCGGTGAGTCGCTGGATACCGCCGATGTAGACGGTGACCGGCTCGCCGATCGCGGCATCGAAGCCGGCCACGCCGACGATCGCCGGGGAGTCGACGCCGGCGGGGCCGACGGTGCGGCTACCGGTGACGACGACCAGGCGGCCGCCAGTGACGGCGGCCGACGCGGTGAACGTCACGGCCTCGCCGGGCTTGAACTTGGGCAGGTAGTCAGTCATGTTCAGGACTCCTTCGGGGTCGGCCACGCCGAAGCGTAGAGGCTGTCGTCGGTGCTGAGCTCGTCGGAGTGACCGATCTCGGCAACGGCAATCGTGTTCGGGGCGAGCGAGGCGAGGAGGGAAGCGGTTCCGTCCTCATTGGTGGTGAGCTGGGCGAGCCACGTGTCGCGGGACGAGGGTGCGATGCGGCCCTCTTTCACGGCGGTGGCCACGATGCTCTCGCGGCGGGTACGGTCCTGCTCGGCACGAGCCTGGCGACCGTCCGCGGCCGCGGCCTGGAGGTCGAGCAGGACTTCGGAGTCGATCAGTGCCGTGCCCGCGGGGGGCGTGATGGCGGTGTTGGTGGACTGTGCGGCGAGCGCCGTGTCGACGGCTGCGAGGAGCAGCTCGTCGGTGGCAGTGGCATCGGTCAGACCGAGCCGTTCGCGCAGTCCAGCCACCAGGTTGTCGTACGTCATGTCGACGTCTTCCTTTCGGTTGGGTTCACCCGGCTCGGTTGCCGGGAGTGTGTGGGATTCGGCAGCGAGCCGATTCGGGCGGCGCGTCATGCGAGCTCGCGCAACCATGTCCTCGGCGTCCGGCTCGGCCGGCACGAGGATGATCAGTTCGTCGTTCTCGCCGACCGTTTCCGTCTCGCCGGCGTCGGGGATGACTGCGACGCGGTCGGCGAGTCCGAGGGTCACGGCCTCGGCGGCGGTCAGCCATGTGTCGTCGGCGAGGAGCGTCGCCCAATCCTTCTTGCCGGCCTTGGCCGTGTAAATCTCGACGATGGAAGCCTCGATGCCATCGAGCACGTCGGCCGTCTTACGAAGCTCGGCCGCGTTCCCGTACGTGAAGGTCAGCGGCGCGTGGATCATCATCTGGGTCCCTGGGGACATCACCGTCTCGTCACATCCCGTAGCGACGAACGACGCTGCGGATGCTGCGAGGCCATCGACGACGGCGGTCACGCTCGCCTTGTGTGCGCGCAGCATGTTCAGGATCGACACGCCTTCAAAGACCTCGCCGCCAGGACTGTTGATCCGCAACACGATCTGCGTGACAGTGTCGGGCAGCGCATCGAGGACCATTCCGACGTCCTTCGTCGAGATCCCCCAGTAGCCGCCCCAGGAGTCGATGGGCCCATAGAAGCGGATCGTTGCCACCGTGCCGTCACCTGTCGGGGACGGTGTCGTGACCGCGTTGAAGAACTCGGCCTTGGACTCCGGGACGGCCCTCTCGCCCCAATACCGGTTCTCGTGCTTCGAGTTCGTCATGCGGCCTCCAAAGGCTTGTCGTTTGCGGGTCCTGCGGGGTCCTTTTTCGGCAGGCCGAACGCCTCCCGGGTGAAGACCTCGAGCGAGGGGTCGGCCGTGATGGCACCGGACTCGATGAGCAACTTGATTGCCTCGGCCGTAAGCGGATGCTGGGATCCGATCGGTTCGAAGATGAGCCGCGGCGCCGGTTCGGCTTCCCCCCAGTTCAGGTCGACAAGGTCCTCGATGACGTGCTGCTGGGTGACGTCCGCGATGTGCGCCGCGACCGCGTTCAGCGAGTCGGTGAAGAAGTTCGCGAAGGTGGAGCCGAGTGCCCACGATCCGGTCTCGGTGCCGAGGTTGAGGAAGTGGGCGAGCACGGCGCGCGCGATCTGCTCGTCGTGGTACCGGATGGGCTGGTCGGTGTCGGGGAGCTTCCCCGTGACGCCCATCAGTTTGAGATCCGACGTGTTCGGGATGGATGCGCCGGCGGCGTCGCCCGCCCGGAAACTCGTGGCGAGTGCCAGGCCGGCTTCCTTCTCCGAATTCAGCCAGGCTTCTCGTTCTTCGGGGGTGGCCTTCTCGGGAACCTCGGCGCCGGTGTAAACGGGCACGCCGAGACCGTTGCGTTCGACGGTCAGAGCCTGGGCCCGCAGCATCCGGTCTTTCAGGAGCCAGTTCTTGTACGCCGTCCTCAGGAGGCTGGAGCCAAGCCAGTTGCTGCCCTCTCGATCGTTGACATAGGCGACGAGACGGTCGACGGGGATCGGCTTGGCCAGGTCGTACTGCTCGATCGAGATCAGGCCGCCGTCGCGGGCGACGTTGATGTTCTGGATCGTCCGGGGTGGCCGCCAGGCGAGCTTTTTCAGGCGGGCGAGGTTACCGTCGGGGATGTAGACCTGCTCAAAGAACGAGTGCCCGTACACGAGCTCGAGGAGCACCATGCGCAGGTGCTCGCCCCAGGAGAACCGTCCGCGCGTCCTCGCCGCTGCGACCGGCTCCATGCCCTTCACCTGCAGGCCGAGGTCAGCCGCGATGACATCCACGACTTCGGGGCGGGCCCCGGCCGGGTCGATCATCCAGACCGCGCCTCGGATCGGCAGGGTCACCGCGCGGAGCACGCTGCCGACCTGGGCGTCCTCGCGGCGCATCTTGTCGAAGACGTCGATCGACTTCGGCCAGAGCAGCTCCGGGTTCGTCTCGAACGTGTCGGCTGCCATGCTCGACCAGGACGCGAGGGAACTGGACTGATATCCGCTCTCTGCTGCCACGTGGCACCTTCTTTCAGAATTGCGCGCGCGCCAGATTCACGTCTGCTGGCGACACATCGACACGCGTGACGATGGCGGCTTTGGGTGGCGGCGGCGGTGTCTTTTCGGGCTCCGGCGGTTCGAGGATCTCGAGGCCGTAGAGCGCTTCCGATTCGGCAACGAGGCCTCCGATGTCGATCGGCATCGACTTGCCTCGCGACCAGGCGAGGTTCTCGCCATAGGACACGACGACGCCGCCTTCGACGGCGAGGTCGACGTCGGGCTGCTCGATGACGACGAGCCCGCTGTCGCGGACCTTGTCCTTCATGCGACCCGTGGCGATCGCGAACAGCGGACCGTCGAGTTCGTGCACGATGAGGCCGGCCTTCTTCAGCGGCGCCACGAATTCCATCGAGGGCGTTCCGCGCGCGTTCACGACGACTTCCTTGTGGCCCGAGTCCTTCGCGAGCTTCTCCATGTATTCGGGGACCCACACCATGCCCGCGCGCTTCAGCCGCACGGTGACGAATGGCTTTCCCGATTCCGTGATCACTGCGGCCGCTATCCAGGACATCTTGCGGTCGATCGAGGTGTCGACGGCCCAGACTGTGCGTGCGCCCTTCGGGATCCGCACCTTCGAGATCGGCACGTGCAGGGTCTTCCAGTCCTTCACGTCGATGAATGCTTCGACCTTCGCCGTGACCCACTGGCACAGGACCTCGGTGCGGTAGCCGGCATCCGTCATGCCGCGGATGTCGGCCAGGGCTGACTGCACGGTCATTGAGCCGTAGCCGATGGACGGGTTGGCCTGGAGGATGCCGTCGACGTCGTCCTTGTTGCAGCCTTCCGGCGCCGACCACTCGAACAGCGCGAGGGACGAGTCGTGTCCGTTCGCGTAGTCCTCGATCGACGAGATGCCGGCCTCGACGTAGGTGGCCCATTCGAGCATGTCGGCGATCGCGGCGTCGCGCTGCTTGCGGAGCACAACGGCGGTCATGTCGCCGGCGTTGGAGAGGCCGATGAGCATGCCGCCCCAGAATGACTTCGTCGTCTGGGAGACGGCGTTCCAGGCGGTCCAGTCTTTCTGCTCGCGCATCTCGTCCATGAGCACGCGAGCGGCGGGCTTGCCGCGGGCATTCTTCGCGGCGCGGATCTCGTAGTGCGCGCGCGACCTCGCGACGATGGCCTCTTTGCCGTTAGTGTCGGAGATCTTCGCTGTGGCGTCCTGCAGCGCACCGATCGCGAGGTCGGCTTCCTCGCGGGTCTCGGGCTTCGGGTCGCACCATAGCTTCACGACTGCCCACGGCTCGCGGGCGATGTCGAGATTCTGCGCCACGCCGACGACTTTGAATTTCAGCGGCGGCACCCGGTCGGGGTGCCGGGCCGAGTCGATGTACAGCCACCAGGCGGCGAGCACGGATGCGAGGGTCGTCTTGCCCTGCTGCCTCGCGACGAGGACGATCACACGACGGAAACGGTACTGGCCGTCGGGGAGCAGCTCGAGCGCGTGAATCAGCAACCACTGTTGCCAGGGGTAAAGCGTGATGCCGAGGATCAGCAGAGCGAAGTCGATGACCTCGAACCCGAGGGACGTCTTCGGCGTCAGCTCGCGGAGAGGGCGAGTCCAAAGCCTGGGTTCGGTGCTGCCCAGCTGTTTCGCCATCGAGGACCCCTGACTAACTGATGCCCCGCTCGAGCTTGAACTTGGCCAGGTCGTTGAGCGCTGGCACGTCGTCGGTGCCGTCCGGGTCGACGGCGCTAACCGCCGGTACGTCTGCGGATCCGCGCGGCCTGCCGACCGACATACTCAGGACCCGGCGGAGGTCCTTCAGCGCCGACAGGTAGGCCAGCCGCGTCCGCGCGCCGCCGCCGTTGTCGAGCTCGGCGGCGAGCTCCTTGAGGAGCTCCACGAGAGGGGCTTCTTCGGGGACGTGAACCAGCCCGGTTGCCCGCAGCATGCGTGTGATTGCGCGGCGATGGTGGCCAGCGGGAAGTCCCATTTCAACTCCGTCCGGTGTGGGGTAAAAAAACGCGTCCGATCCGGGGAGGGAGGAGGACTCAGGTGGGGGAGTGCTCCGTACTCGGGGCGAGGCTGGATTTCCTGCGGCACGAGCACGGGATGGTCGCACCGCGAAGCCTGATGTCGTCGCTCTTGATGAGAGAGCTCGTGCCATCGGCATGCTGGATGACGACTGCGAAGCCACGCGGCTCAGCCGGAGTCACTTGGTGAAGGTTGCTCGAGCGACGCAATCGGGTGTGGGCTCGTGGCTCGGTGTCGGTCATGATGTTCCTGTCTGTGGGGCTACCACCAGTCGGGTACTGCCTCGCCCAGGCCAACGCTCGGTGCGTTGTTGCTGCGCTTGTTATTGCACAGCTGGTGGGCGTGGCGAAAGTTCTCGGGATCTTCCTGCAGCTCGGGGTAGTCCGCTACAGCGAAGTAGTGGTCGAGGTTGTGGCTGTCGTCGGTTGTGCCCGCCGGCACGTCGTAGTCGATCTCCTGCTTGCACAGCCAACAGTTGCCCTCGTCATCGTCGGGCGTAGCGTCGTGCTGCTTGCCCTCGTCGAAGAAGTCGGTCCGGAGCATGTTCATGCGCCTGGTGGACTTGTGGTGCTGGCTCACCGTGCCTCCACGTCGATAGGGTGTCTGCATGAGATCAGCGGAGGAACGCAAAGCCGACTTCGCACGGCGAGAGGCCGATCGGAAGGCGAAGTACGCGGCGGCCAAAGAGGCAAGGGCAGAAGCCGAGGCGAACCGCAAAGCCGCGAACAAAGGGGATCTAGCGAGGCGGTGGGATGCCATGTCGGGCGGACCGGAGCGCCGATACGCCGAGATGGTCATCGAACAAACGAATGCCTACATCGAACAGCAGAAACGGATCGCGGCCGGCGAAGTCGTAGCTGAGACCGATCTGCTCACGTTGCCGCGACCTCAGGCTCCAACGGTTTGGCTCTAGGTCCGGGCCGGCGCACTGTCCTGGTCGACGCAGGATGTCGACCAGGACAGCACCGGTTGACGGCGAACCCGCCGGATCTGCCGTCGTCAACTGGCCAGCGCGCTCACCACGACTGACCAGGAGCAGGGGAATGACGAAAGGCCCCATCCGTGTGGACGAGGCCTTCAGTCTGGGTCACGCGATGCGCAACTCTATGACTAGATTGTGCGGGCACATTTCTGGAACTTCACGAAGGCGTGTCGGCGTGTCGCGATGCGGCGAGCGCGGTGGTCTTGTTTGGGGTTTTGGTGTTGCGGCGAGCGCTGGGGGTCGTTGGTGGCTTGTGGCAGGTGTTTGTGTGCTGTCGCTGGGCGAGGTAGATGGTCGCGGTTTACGGCGGCCCGCAGGCCGCCGTAAACACTTCTTTCCACGGGCTTCCCAAGGCCAGTTGGCCGGGAGGTGCTGGGCGAGTTTCTGGGCAGAGGTTGAGATGCGGGCCGGAACCTGCACAGTCGGGCACCAAGACTCCCGACTTTCCCCTCCTCGAGTACGGGTGCCGACCGGAGCCGACATGACGTGGATCCAGACAGGCTCATTCGACCCGAACAGGTGCACTAGGCTCTGGATTCATTGGTAAGGCGCGTGTCAGTGGTCACGCTCGGTCGGGAGAATCATGGGAACTTTGTTTTACGGGGCGCGGAGGACCCCAATTGATATCGATGATGTGGTGCTAGCTCACTTGAAGGCTGTGACCACGGCCAAGTTGCGTCGCGGTGAGGGATTCCTCCTCTCGTGGACCGATTCAGCAGAGATCGGAAATGGCCGCAGCTCGGTGTGGATATACCCGAATTGTGACTTGCACTACAAGTTCAATGGCAACACTCCGCCCAAGCTTGATTCCGGCATCATCGAAACGATGTCTGCTGATTCCCATCAGCCTCGCGGGATCGAACTAAAGGACGCGACTCTCGCGCACAGCCCTCACCGCCGCTGAGGATAGGTGGCGACCAGGTCACGCCGAGCACACCTCGCACACCGGTGATAGCCCGACAGTCCGAAGACCGACCGGTACGTGTACGCAACCCAGACGTGACCACGGAGCCAGCAAAGCAGCACCCGCATCACCACGACACCTTGACGACGCCGAGGAGGTTGGCCTCACACAGTTCGATCCAGTGCTCGAGCCAGGGCAGGAAGTCGGCCAGCGAGCCCCACTCCGGATTCTCGAACTCGAGGAACTTCTCCCGGTTCGAAGTCATTTCGACGTGAATGCGGGCCAGCAGCTTCGCAGCGGGCGCGCACGGCATGCCGTCGAAATCACGCAAGATCAGACCGACGCACGTCTGGCTGAGCATCCGATTCACGTTGCCGGTCATGTTGCCGACCTCGACGTTACCCACGTGTCCGCAGTGAGGGCAGCACGGCGACACGATCCTGATGTCACTGCTCATCGGCGCACCCCCGCAACGAACAGACGCGTCGTCCCACACCGAGAACACTCCTCAACCAGGCGGCGCCGGTTCATACGCCACACGTGACGATCACCGGGTTCGAGGCATCCTTCATCGAGTCCACGCGCGTGCGCCGGTCGCGATAGCTTCCTAACCGGGGGATTCGACCCACTCGATAGGATTCGATCATGCGAATCCCGACGTTGATTGCCCACTTCAGAACAGAAAGTCTGGTCGACTCGGGCTGGTGGAATGTCATCGCGGCCCTCACAGGTGTCCTCTCCCTCGCGGCAATCGCGATCACGATCCTCGAGATCCTGAACAGGAGGCGTCAGTATCAATCGACGCACTGGTTCGTTGATTCTTTTGGAACATCGACTGGCTTGCTCGACTCGAAAACGGTCGAGCTGTTCGAGTTCACGCCATCGGGTGTGGAAGATGTCCATTTGAGCTTCATCGCCTTTGTCGGATGCGAATACGTGCCGAGTAAGGATTACAGAATCCGCTGGAGCGTCAAGTCTGGAAAAGCGATGAAACTGGCGCTCGTCAGCGATGGCATCGAGAACGCGTGGGTAGCCTTGGCCTGGCAGCGACTCACTGACAAGCGATTCGTGTACGTTCGCTGGTACCCGCTCATCGGGGGTGGGCGCCTTAGCGATGCTTTGGATGAGCAGATGTCTGCCCACAGTTTGCCGAAGCCGTGGGCATTCTGGCGAAAGACATTCGTTGCCCCCGTTGGCCCCGGGGACGCAAATACCTGGTATCAGCGAGTCAAGACGGATGCGATCAAGCACGATCAGGAAGTTCTGGTCTCGATATTCGACTTTGCCATCAACTCGGGTGGGACCGTACAGATGGCGGGTCGACAGGTCGCTCCGCCAATCGCCACCGATACCCCTCACTAAGATTCGAAACATGCTGCAACTCGGAGACATCAACGACCTAATTGATGCAGTCAGATCGCTCGGTCCGAACCCGGTGACAGAGGTCCTGATCCCCACCCTGTCCGGCGTCGTTGGCGTCGTTGCCGGTTTTGGACTTTCAACGTGGAAAGACGCTGCCACTCGGAAGAGAGCGCTGAAGGATGCCCGGCAGATAGAGATTGCCGCCGGGAGGAAGCCCGCAACGACAGCCCTCATCCGGAACATGGAATGGGCCATAAGCAATTTCCAATTCGACGTGATGCGGGCGACGTTCCCTGAAAGCATTGACGGAGTCGCCGCGCTATTCACCGCCACAGGTGAACCAGAGGACCTCGCAGTAGCGAGAATGGTACGATCGGTGCTCGAATCACTCTCGAAACGACTCCTCGCTGCATACCGTGTGAGTTCGTATACGCAGTGGTGGGAGTTCGACGACGAAGACGAGAGCAAACTGCTCCTGCTAACCGCTGATATCGCCAAAGACGCCAAGCGCTGGGTGGATGATGAGATGTCTACCGCGAACTTCACTGTCGCGCTGTCCGTACTCGCCGCCCACCTGGTGCGAGAAGCCGGACGGCTCAGCCTGCCCACCTGAGTGACCTTCACCAGCCTCCCTTTCGGTAAGGGTTGCGACGCTTGACGTCGTCAACGTTCTGCCGAAGGACCATGCCAGCGAAAGCATCGCCGACAGCCTTGTCGTAGACCCTCTCGGAAACCGACCTGAATCGGTCAGCGAGGGCACCGGTGCCCTCGGAGGCCAGCAGGTCAGCGTTCACCGCAACGGACGCATCACGTCGGGCGATCGCGAGCTCGACCTCAGCACGAGCGATCGCGAGCTGGTCCTCGGCGAGCGCTGCGAGTCGTCGGAGTTCTGTGTTGGCTTCGACGGCGCCCGGGTGTCGGTTGCCAGCGGCGCGGCGGGCGCGGGCCGCTCTGAGGGCTTGGCTGATGGGTGTGGACGGCCGGTCGTAGATGTACGCGGTGCGGTCGGTGTCGTCGCTCATGCGCGCTTCACCGACCCGGACGAGACGTGCTGCAGGAGGCCCGGGTGAGTGTCCCAGGCGATGGTGAGGGATGCGCCGGCTTCCCGCACGTCGACGATGACGCCCATCTCGGGAAAGTTGCTCTGCACGGTCATGCTCGTGCCGCCGCCCGGGAATCCTGCGATCCCTGCAATGCGTTCGCCTCTCCTGAGGTCCGAGGGCACGTGCTCCGGGTGGTCTACGAGGTACGCGGCCTCGATCTGGTCATCCGTTCGACGGTTCAGCATTGCGTCCGCCACACGGCGCACACCGCCCGGGAACGGGCGCGGGACTACGGCCGGCCGGTCGAGGGCGAACCGCGCGACGGTCGCGAGCTCCGCCGGCGTCAGGTCCAGCGCAGGACGCCTCTCACCACCAAGGAACGCGGTGGCCATCACGAGCTGATCGTGCTCGGACTTCGCGCTCCAATATCCCTTCTCGATGCCGTGGTTCAGGAAGTGCGCGAGCACGGCGCGCGCGATCTGCTCGTCGTGGTAGCGGATGGGCTGTGAGTCAGTCATTGTTCATCGCTTTCATTCGAATTCGAGTTGTTCTAATGTCCTGCATGAGGTAGCCCCGCGGCCGCGACGGCGAGAAACGCCAGCCCTCGCTCCGCGCCAGTTCGTACGCCCGGCGAACTGAGACGCCCAGGGCGGCCGCGGCTACATCGATCGCCACCCAATAGTTGAGGCGACCCGTCGCGGACTCATTCGGTTGGGTCATAAAGAATCCAGTCCCTTCGCGGAATGGCATGCTCCGGATGGTTCGAGCACAGAAGCTCCGACGGGTCGTCGTCATCGGGCCGGCGCTTGATGCCGACCATCTGCCCCTCACAGAGCCGCACCCCCAGCTCCGTCTCCTCCATGACGACCTGACACAGCGCGCCCGGCATCATGTACCGCTGCACCGGCATCGTCTGCATCGCCCTGCTGATCGCCCACTCGAAGCGGAGAGCATCCTCCAACAGCGAGACGCCCATACCCGGGTAGTGCGACAACCACCGGTGATGCCAGCGCACGACCGCAGCTAAACCCAGGCGCACATCCTCACTGCCATCGATCGCCCACGTGAACACAGTCCGCGACTGCATTTGCTCCCGTGCTGTGGACTTCGCCAGTGTCAACGGGCCAATGAACGGCGCAACCGGTGCCACCAGATCAGCCGGGGTCGGCCGCTCCTTCGCGATCGTGCGACCAACGAGCCCGTACCAATCCGTGACGTCCGCGATGACCATCGTCGCCGCCGGATTCCAAAACGAGGATGCATCCTTGTCACCGCCACCCCCGCCAGGCATATCCGTATACACGCGTGCCGGACGGCGCATGACCGACTCGAGCAGCTCCGGCCACACGTTGATCAGGTCTGACAGCACTCGGCGGAACTGTGCATGACATGGGCCGCACAATTCCGTGCCCACCATCACTGGACGGAGACCGTGGTCCCGGCTTCGCGCGCACAGCTTCCGCGTCGGCGCGGCAACCCACTCCGGATACGCGCTCACTCGACAGCCTCGATCGGAGTCGTCAGGCCGAGAACCTGCTGCGCGAGGCGCTTCGCACGAGACGCGTCCTGCACAGCGTTATCGAAGAGCTTCCCGTCGAGGGACAGCATCGGCTCCGACTGCTGCCGCTTCACCTGGAGAACCTCCATGATCGCCGGGTCCGAGCCCTCCGCCGAGTTCAGGAAATACGCCACGGGCGGGTCATCGCCCATCCCGTCACGCCGCAGCCGGCCGATGGCCTGCTCGTGCACCTGCGGCGACCAGTCCAGCTCACCGAACACACCCACCCGGGCGAACTTCTGCAACCCGTCGACGCCGGCACCGGAACGCAGCGACATGATCAGGATCCGGCAGTTGTCCTCCCGGCCCGGATCGATCGGCGTGCAGAACGCATCCTCCGCGTCCGCTTTCTGCTTCGGAGACTCCGTTCCCGTGTACAAAGCCGGGTGGAACTCGGCCAGCTTGTCCATCCAAATGTCATAGACGTCGCGGTGCCAACCCCACATCACGATCTTCTCCTCCGCCTCGAGCAGTAATCGCACGAACTCAGCCACATACGGCGCCTTACCGACCCCGGTCGCCTGGCGCATCTTCCAATCGATCTGCCCGGCCGCGTGAAACTTCTCCTGCGTCGTCGCCGACGTCGACAGCAGTAGCCGTGCCAGCGCCTGAGTGTCGCCGGCCACCTTGTCGAGGGCCGCAGTGTCGATGTCGACGAGCATCGGGTTCTTGATCGTCTTCGGCAGCTCCCGCCCGACCTCCTTGCGCGTGCGACCCAGCATCAGGCCTGATTCACGCAGGTGCGAGCCGAGCGCTGCGGGATCTTTCACCATCATTCGGCCGTTCGACATTGCAGCGCCGCCCCACTCGCGGCTGAACTCCTCACGGGTGCCCAGCTCCCCGGGTGCCATCACGTCGAGGATGTTGTAGATCTCGATCCCGTAGTTGTAGACCGGCGTCGCGGTCAGGCCGATCACGTAGGTGGCGTTGTCGGCGACCATCGCCGCGGCCTTGCCCTTCTCCGTCCCTTCGCCGTTGCGGAGCTCCTGCACCTCATCGAAGATGACCGTGCGCACCTGGTTCTGCAACTGTGCCGCCCACCCCGAAATCTTCGAATACGGCACGATCGTGACGTCAGCCAGGATTCCCGTCGACGCCCGCACCGACGGCGTGGTCTTCTTCGCGACCTCAAACGTCAGCCAGGGGAATGCCTCCTTCAGCTCGGTGACCCAGCGGCGCGGGAGATGCGTCGGCGGGACCACGAGAGCGGGTAGCGCATCCTGGTGCACGAGGTTCAGGAGACCCGTGAACGTCTTCCCAAGGCCGACCTCATCGGTCAGCAGCAGCCGGCCACGAGCGCGCAGCATATCGACGGCTGTCAGCTGGTAGTCCCGCGGCTCCTTCGCCGGCGCCGTCGGCAGGTCCAGGCGCGTGTACTCACCGGCGATAATCTGCCCGACCACAGCCTCCTGGTCACGGTGCTCCTCGGCGCCCTGCTTCAGCCACCGCTCCGAGCGAGCATCGACGGGCAGCAGCGGCCAACGATCCATCAGCCAGGTGATGTCGCGCGCGGTCTCGAGGCTGTCGCTGATCGTGACTACAGATGCCCGGGTCGCCTGTGTGCGACCGAGGATCCGCCGTGCGCGCTGTCGCACGGCGGGTTCGAGGGTGAGCGCCCATGTGCCGCGGCTATTTCGGTCTGTCCATTGGGCCGGCCGGTACTCGTAGGTGCCGTAGGTGCGGGTCATAGTCCGCCTTCGATGAGAGAGACCAGGAGAACGGGCTTGCCGTTGAGTTCCTGTGCGATGGGGTGGTGGCTGGCCTTTGTCGTCACGAGGATGAGGGCGGAGAGCTCGTCGCAGAGTGAGTACCGTTTCAGCTGCCGGTATACGGACGCCGCGGATCCCTTTATCTTGACCTCGATGCCCACGGTCCCGCAGACGAGATCGATGCGCGAGATGCCATCCGAGAGGCGCACCTCCCTGGTCGACGCGATGCCGGCCGCGGTGAGCGCCGCGTGAAGGCCGGCCTGCAGGTCGTCCTCGTTCGCGTAGGTCACGTGGCTGTCACTCAGCAGCGCGGCGATCGAATCGGGCGACATCGCCCGCGGGGCTTTTGGCCATCCCGGATCCATCTCAGCCGATTCCATCCGAGCAGACATCACCCAGATGACGACAGGGTCACGCAGCGCCCCGTCCAGCTCCTCCGCCGTCAGGACACGAAGACGCATGCCAAGCACACTGATCACGAAGATGCCCAGCTCTCCACACACGAAACAGATGGACAAGTCCCCGTCCGATGGCTGCGCTAGTGGAGCAGCTGGAGCGGTGTGCGCAACGTTGAGGTACCCGCAGCGGCGGCACTCCACACCGGTGGCTATCGAGGCAGGCCCCTCAAGCGCTGTGTAAACGGTGTACACGGTCTCGCCCCAAGAGTCGGTCTGCACCCGATAGCGGCCAGGCTTCACAGGCGGCTCGGTGAGCGCCGCAAGCTGCGCGTGCATCGGGCAATCGAGGAGCTCGTCACCGATTCGCTCACGTAACGGGTGCTTGATAGTGAAGTCATCCCGGGCGAACGTGACCACGTGCTCGGTCTCAGCGTCCTGGAGGATCGTAGTAGCAGCGCGGCTGTTCGGGCATCCGAAAGCACGGCACAATATTGCGCCGTGGGGGTCGACGGCCAGGGTGCGGCCGCACCCCATGGGGCAGTTACCGATGACGCTGATCATGCGGGCACCGTTTCGATCGTCGCGGGGGCGATCGCGAAGCACGGGGCCTCGTGACCGTCGGGCATGATGATGAAGTCGGGCCCGTGGAAGAGACCGAACGCAGCCCAGTCGCAGCCGCGGCCTTCCCACTTGCCGGCACGTGTCTTATCGAGGGCGCCGATGATCCGACCGATGCACACCTGGCCGAGGTGCGCAGTCGAGTGCTCCTCCTGGCGACCGGCGCTATCGAGTGCAGCGCGGACGACACTCGCGATGTCCTTGCACGACGGGCAGATGAACGACCAGCCAGCAGGTGCATCGCCAAACCGGAGCTTCAGCTTCGCTAGCAGCTCGTCCTGCGTGCGCTTCACCGACGCGCTCATACGTCTGCCACCGTGAGGTTCTCTTCGAGCGGGGACAGCACGTAACCCCACGACGACAGCTGGTGCAGATACACGGGCACCTTGCCGTCCGTGGACGCCCAACCCTTCTTCTCGTCGAGGCTGACCTCGATGCCGGCAACCGCGATCGCCACGAGGACGTGCACGGCCTGCCCAGGCGACGAATCGACGAGGGCCGGCAGCGCATTCGCGTACGAAGTCGAGCCCCAGCTCGTCGTGGACTTCGTCTCCTCGACACCGAGCAGCTCGTGCGCGAGCCCCTTTACCCTCGACCCGTAGTCGTTCGGCAGCGTCGAGAAGTGCAGCGCGGCGAGCGCGGCCGCCTTCTCTGGGAGGTTGCGGCGCTGGAGGAGTTCCTTGACCCAGGCGATCCGGACCTGGGTGGCCGCAACCCAGAGGCGTCCGTTCTCGCGGGCGATGCGGCGCTCTGCTTTCTGCTCGTCGGTGAGAGGTCCGCCGGCGCTGTTGCCGTAGTCCTCGCCGAACCAGCCGTGGTCTGCCCAGTTGGCTACGGCGTAGCCGATCTCGAAGGTGCTGGGAAGACGGTAGCCGGTGTTGTTCGTCTTCACGTACGCGCGGAGGTCATCGCCGGCGTTCGCGAGGAGCGTCTCAATGGGGACGCACCTGGCGTGGCCCTTGGCGGTGTACACGTACTCGGCGGGCCGGTTCTTCGGGTCGTTGTAGTTCGGTCGCACGGATAGGAATGCGATGCCTGCGGCTTCGATCTCGGCCTCCACGACGAGGCGTGCGGCCGCCTCGGTGCGGTCGTTGCGCAGCTGCTGCACGCGGTGGCCGAGCTGGGTTGGGTCGTTCTCGGCGGCGGAGTTCAACGTCTCGAGGGCTTTGACGTCACCCTCGAACTCCACGAACGCGAGCGCGTCGTCGATCGTCAGCTGGTACCGGTCCATCGCCTCCGTCGCGACCGGCGCCTTCGCGACCTTGATGGCGTCGCCCACGTGCGCAAGCTTCGACGACGTCGTCTTCGCGATCGACATCGCGGACTTCCCGAACAACGACAGCTCGAGGTAGCCGTTCGCGACCTCACGGTCGGACAGGCCCTGACGGTGGATGTTCTCCGTGAGCTGCTCGGTGATACGCCTCTCCGCGTCGACCTCGCTGATCACGTACACGGGCACCAGCGGCACGTTGCCCTCGATCGCCGCGGCCGCGCGGCGGTGGCCGAGGTGGATGCGGTACTGGCCGTCGTTGATCGGGTCCGGGTATGCGACGATCGGCTCGAGGACACCGTTCGTGCGGATCGAGTCGAGGAACGGTTTCGTCAGCTGCAGCTCAGCGCGAACGTTCTTGTCGGTGGTGAGCAGAGTCGGCGGAAGCTGCTCGAGGTGCGGTGTCGTGTTCATGGAAGGGTGACCTTTCGTGCGTTGCGGCGGGTGGCGCGTTCCTCGATCGCTCGAAGGAGACGTGCCGTGGTGAGAGGATCGTGCTCGAGGGCATGGGTGAGCAGGACCTGCGTGGTGAGGATTGCGTTCAGTCGTTGGAAGTAGCGGGCGGCACTGATGCGGAAGGTGCGTCGGATGGCGACTTCCTTCCGAGAGGACATCGCCGGGAAGCGAGCCTCGAAGTCGATGACGTCGGTGACGGTGTCCATCAGGCCACCTCGTTCTGGTTCTCGATCGAGTCCGCGACGTACGCGTACGAACCGCCGACCCGACGGAGGGCCGCGACCTCCTCGGCGAGTGCGTGCTCGGTCAGCATCGGGATCCGCTCGAGGCGGTGCATCGCCTCGACGGTCGGAAGGTGCTCGCGTTGGCCGGCCGTCGTGAGGACCATCCAGGACTTGTTGCCGCGCCCGTTGACGCCGGGCGTGTGTACCTGCAGGGGAACCTCGGCGATGTCCTCGATCCAGGTCGGGATGATGTAGCCGGCGAGGATCGCGGCGGCCGGGTGAGAGTGCGCCCATCCGTGGCAGAGGCTCGACCCGCTGCCGCACAGCAAAATGATGTTCTCGACCAGATGTCCGCCGACTGCGCGGCGCATCCGGTGGTGGCGGGACCCGTTGTCCGAGATCCACACGCCGCAGCGGGTGCATTTCTGCTCGTCGCGGCCGTCGACCATCGCCGTGACGTCATCCGGGACGTTGCTCATGCGTGCACGACCTCGACGAGAGCCGCGGGGGCGAGCATCCATCCGAGGATTGGGCCGATCATTGTCAGCCAGTCGATGAGGACGAGACCCGATTCCGGCTCGTAGCGCACGGCACCGATCGTGACTGGGATTCGGCCGGCGGGGACCTCGAGGACGGCGGCGCGCCCGACCAGGGTGTGCGCGTACTCGGCGCTGATCGTAAATGTCTTTGCCATGGTCAGGCCTCCTCGGGAATCGTGCGGCCCACGGTGAGCGCGAGCTCGCTGAGGTTCCTGGTCGGCGGGCGGACGCCCAGTGTGCGATCGCCCGGGTAGCGGGTGCACTGGTCGCAGCGGCCGCGTTCCAGCGGGTATCCGTCGTGGATGCCGCACATGACGTCAGCCGGCGGCAGCAGTGACGCGGCGAGGCGGCGGGCGGCGAGGACTCGGGTGATGTGCGCCGGCTTCAGGTACTCGGTGCCGGCGACGGGATCTGCGAAGTGCTCGATGAGCGCCGATACTGCGTCATCGAGGGGTACCTGGGCGAGGGCCCGCTGCCACACGACGACCTGCTCGGGACGAAGGCGGTGACCAGTGATCTCACCGGCCATTGTCAAGAGATCGGCGGTCTGTGCCTGGTCCATCGGCTTGTCCTTTCTGGCGGAATTGATCAGCGATTGCACGGTTGTGGTCCAACGTCGATGGGCCCGTTGACGGCGGCGGTGCCCGGTCCGGGAGGACGTCGTCCCAGCCCTCCTGGTGCAGCCACGTCGCTGGGTGCCGGACGAAGTTGAGATCCGGGGTACGGTTTGGGTCGTCGCGGTAGGCGATCGCCGCCGCGACGAGGGTGGCCGGTGGGAGCTTCTTCGCTGCTACCGCGAACTTGATCCGGGCGGGAGCCTTGCCGGTGTGGCGCGGGTATGCCGAGTAGAACGCCTCGAAGTACTCATCGATCGTCGGCTCGTGCGCGATCAGATCTTTAACTGGGGGTTCTATCTGGGGGTTAACTGGGGGTTCAAGAATGCCCCCCCAGATTCTGACGCTTGGGTCCCCAGAATCTGGCGCTAGGCCCCCCAGATTCTGGCGCTGGTCATCCTCGTTACTAGCGCCAGAATCTGACGCTGGTGTTTCGATGACGACGGGCGGGTTCATCTGGAGGTAGTACCGGTTGCTGGTCCGGGATCCGTCCTTCCGGAAGCGTCGTTCCCGGGTGATTAGCTCGACGCTGAGGAGGAGGTCCAGCTGGCTGCGCACACCGCTTTCGCTAAGTCCGGTGAGGTCCGCGAGCACGGGCACGCCGGGGAAGCACGAGTGCTCTTGGTCGGCGAGGTCCGCGAGCGTGACGAGGACGAACTTCGGGCCCGCCTTCAGCCCGGTCTGGGCGTACGCCCAGGTGATCGCTTTGTTGCTCATCGTCGACTGGCTCTCTGGGTTGCTCGCTGTGTCGCGTAGGACATCGCGAGCTCGTGGGTGGAGAAGAACATCTGCTTGGCGGTTTTCGTCGCCCAGACGCCGATCTCGCGGGGCTGCGCGTACCACCGACCGCCGGCGCTCTTGGCAACGTTCCAGCGGTCGCCGCGGCGCGCTGATCGCATGGGACGGGTGGTGAAGTCCTCGGGAATTGGCTGCTTCCTCATGCGTTTGCCCTCTCAGCCGCGAGGCGGCGGAGGACGTCGAGGCGGTAGATGGTGGTGTCTCCGTCGACGTTGCGCAGGAACTCCCGACAGTCTCGGCATGGGGCGGCTGAGGTGTATTGGAAGCCGGCGTTCCAGCGGACATCGCAGCGCCAGCACCAGCGAATGTCTTCTTTCCTGCGCTCTTCGCCGGCTGCTTTCCGCTCTGCGTCGTACTCGACGCGGCGTTCCTTGGCCTGTGGCATCGCGGGGCCCTTACCGTGCGAGAATCCGGGTCGGAAGCGTGATGCGGATGCCGCCGCCGGGTGCGGGGTCGATACTGATGGTCATTTCGTCGTTTCCGTCGAGGTTGAAGCCGTTCGCGATCGCGCTGCTCTTCGCCTGGGCGAGGCCGGCAGGCTCAGTGATCGCGTTGAGCAGCTCGAACGCATCGATCGTCGCGGCTTGCTCGTCGATCAGGGTGACCTGCTGCTGCGCGACGTCGAGAGCCCTATCGCGGGCCTCCTGTGCTGTGCGGAGTTGGAAGTCGAGCTGCTCGGAACGCTGCCGCGCCTTCGTGAGCTCGAGGCCCAGGGCATCACGGTTGGCCGCAGTTTCTGCCAGTTTCGCGAGAGCCAGCTCGTGTTCGGCGATCGCGACGTCGCCATCAGCGAGCACGGCAGCGAGGGCGACGTCATACGCGGCGGGCGGCTCGGCGGGTGCTTCGTTGACCTGCAGCAGGGCGGCGCGGAGGCTCACGTTGGCGTCGTTTCGCTCCTTCGTCAGGGCGCGATTGTCGGCCTGGGCGAAGTCGCGGGCGGCCTTGGCCTCGTCGAGCTCGATAAGTGCGTGGCGTAGCTGGCTCGACAGATCAGAGGGCGCCGTAACGAGGGGCGCGTCTAGGTTGGCCTGCTCGATTGACGCCGCCAGGGCAACCGGGTCGCGGCGCGCGGTTCGGAGCCGGGGTCGTTCGGTTGAGACGTCGATGTTCTCCCAGTCGTATGGGCCGGCCCAGTCGTGGATCTCGGCGAGCGCACGTGCACGGGTCGCGTTGCGGCCTTCCACCGTCTCGCCGTCGAGGCTCCGCATCACGATGCGCATGCGGAGGAAGGCGGCCGTCACGCACTGGTCGGTGGTCTCCATGATGCGTGCTGGCGGGGCGATTAGCAGCCACCAGACGGAGTCGACGGTGAGGCCTGCGGAGTCGGCAAGATCTTTCGGGGTATGCCCGAGGTTGGTGAGTGCGCGGAGTCGGCGGGCGGCGCCGATCGAGGGGACTTTGTACACTTCAGGAGTCGGACGCGGCGCGATCGGCTTCGGCTTCATTGAGTTCTTCGACCCCGGTATCACGACCGGAGTCATTGCCTTGGTGGCAGGGGCTGGTGCGGCGTCTGTGGGAGCAACAGCAACCGCGAAATGATCGACGTAGCCCTCGGGAACCGGCTCGAACCCGGCACCGGTGATGGCGATCACGCCAACATCGGTGGGGACCTTTTCCGCCTCGGCTGCCTTCTCGAGCGCCTTTCGCGTAGCGTACCGATCGGCTGAGCTCGCGGTAGCGGCTCCTCGGGTGAGCTCGTCCTTGCACCCGTACGAGTAGTGCGTGCGCAGCTGCTTGTCGCTGAGCTCGGAGTGGTCTCCGTCGCAGGTGAAATTCTTAGGTCGGCCCATGGTGTGCTCCTGGTGAGGGTGAGAGAGCGGAAGTCAGTGTCGAAGGAGATAGATGACGAGCAGAACCGTGCTAACAGCCAGCGTGAGGATCACGGCGATGTCGCGGAGGCGGTTCAAAGTCCGGCCACCGTCGTCTCGGCGAAGGCGCGCTGTCCGATGTCAGCGCGGCGGCTGCAGCGCTCACACGCGACCGTGTCTGCGTCGAGCTGTACCCAGCGCAGGGTCTCGATGAAGTGCTGCACGGCGAGCGGTGCACCGGTGCCGGCGAGGTGAGTGCTGAGATGGCCGCAGAAGTTACACGTCCACACCGTCGCGGTCACGAGGAGTTTGCACTCGGTGATGGCCATCAGCGCACCGTGCCCTGATCGACGCGGCGGTAGCGCGGGGTCGGCCGGGCCTGCAAGCGCGCACGACGGAAGCCGCGCAGCAGGTGGAACAGGCGTCGCATCAGCGGGCCAGGATGGCGAGGAATGTGCCGATGCCCTGCGCTGCTGCGCCGGCCAGGATGAAGACAGCGACGCAGCCTGTGCCCAGGACCGTGTTGATGAGCCAGGTCGGCAGGGAAGTAGTCGCGGGGACAGTTGGTGCGGTCATGGTGTGCCAATCAGGGTGAGGTGATCAGAGGGCTCGATGTTGAGGTCCGCGGTGCCACCGAGGCGCTTGTGCAGCGCTTCGATGCCGGCCGGGGTGACGAGTACCTGCGGGTACGCGTCGTGCTGTCCAGGAACGGCGACCTTCTGCTCGAGCAGGTAACCGAAGCGGACGAGGTCAGGGGTGGGCTTCCACGTGTTGCCGACGCGGGTGACCCAGGCGAGCTTGTTCATCTGCTCGAAGAGCTTCACGCGGCCGATGGAACCGATGCCGGGATCCCGGGACAGGATCCGGCCGACGGCGCCCACGGAGTAGTGCTCGGGCAGCACCACAGCCGCTGGTTCCCCGATCGCGGGCTTCGCGACCTGGTGGCCTCCGCCGAAGCGGGTCTGGCGTTCCATGGAGTCCAGGCCGAGGCCGTCGAGGATGTCGATCCGCTCGTCGAGCCAGTAGAGGAACGCGGCCACGTTCGGCCGGTCGGCGATGGTCGCGAGGATGCTGCCGATCGTGGCGCGTGACCATGTGCGCGCCGTAGCGTGCTCGGCGTAGACGATGGGTGGTTCGTGGGAGCAGTCGCCGGCGTAGTCGCCGAGGTCCTGGTCGACGGCGGCGAGCACGTCGCGGGCGACAAACTCCAGGCGGCCATCGGCGATCGTCGCGCAGACGTCAACGTGGTGGATGCCCGTGAAGAAACGCGGGTGCATCGGGATGATGGCTGGCCTGACCGCTTGGGGGGACGCAACCAGGCCAGTTTCTCCGGCCGGGGTAACGGTGTGCAGGCCGCTTACCGGAGACTCACCGGGCACCATGGATGGCTCCGGAAGTGTGCGGGGCACCGGGAGCGCGTGGCGTTGTCACCGATGCCCCGCCGTCGACCTCGCCTGGAAGGGAACGGGCTGATGTGTCGACGGTTCCCCCTACAGTTGCGATAGAGGCACCCGGTGTACCAATCACCGGAGCCACAACTGAAGGAGAAGTCTTTTCATGGACAAGGACGTTGCGAATCTCATCGATCAAGCGCGCGACAACCTGCGGGGCGTTAGCTCTGCCACCCACAGCGAAGACGTCAATGAGGTGCTGCGGCAGGTCTTCTATGCGGTCGGCGCTCTTGCTGACGCGGTTGAAGTCCTCAACAAGTAGAGGATCGGCGACCGCGGCCGCAGTGTCTCCGTGAATTCCGGTCGCTCTATCCGAAATGTTGAGAATCCCCACCAGCTTCTTGAGGGATCGGACAAGATTCGCCGGCTTCACATCGACCTCGATGTGAGTGTCATTGAGTGTGGCGACAATACGGATCGATGACCCCGTGAACGTCATATCGAGGTCGCCAATCTCCCCGCGCCGCGCCCGCAGCATTACCGTGTGCGCGGTCACCGGATATCGCCTCCGACGCGCCCCGTGGAGCGCTCATACTGGGACTCATGGCAAAGGGACATAGCGAGAGCAACGGCGTGCCGGAGTGGACGCTGGCTGATCGGCTGCGGAAGGCCCGGCGTTCGATCGGGCAGGACCAGCGCGGGTTCGCTGAGCTGATCGGTTGTACGCCGTCCGCCTATGCGCAGTGGGAGACCGGCCGGGTCCAGCCGCGCGATGTTATGGGCCTCGCGTTGCGCATCCAGGAGCTGACGAACGTGTCCGCTGCGTGGCTTGTCCACGGCGATGGCATGCCGTTCAGCGAGAGATGA